TGCTTTACTTACTGATGGCACTATTCTTCTTCTTTTTTATCAGCTATCTTAATACTATCTTTTCTGTTTATGATTTCCATCACGTGTAGCTTTAGAAAGTTTGTATCCCTCTCAAAGTCATCATTAATCATACCACCGATACGACCTAACTGATAAGATACTATATTTACAATCTCAACACTCATATCGATTGGGTCATGGTCTAACTCCTCACCCCTAACGACTTGTTTTTCCATTTCGAATAGATGGTCAAGTTGTTTTGCTGAGCTCACGATTAAGTCTTGTGCATCGGTGTTATCAACATCCTTTACTAATCTTTGATATAGTATTACCGCTGAACGACAGATATCAAAGTGTTCTGTCTGATAATCTAAAATCTTAATGTTCTCACCACCACCGAAATGTTCTGGTTCATCTTGTTCTAATCTAAGGGTTGGTAAAGGTTCACCAAACTTACGACCAGTCCAATAGTTTTCATTCATGATATTTTTTAACTTTATCATTTTAGTTTCTTTCTTAGTTTAATCATCTCTCTCATAAACTTTGTAACCGTATCTTTATAAAGTTTTTTCAAGTCTTTTGCTAACTTTACATTTTCAGGTCTAGCATCTCTTAAAAATATTTGGTCTAACTTTAACATTCTCTCACGAAGTTTTGCTTCAGCTTTTACTAAACGTTGAACTTCTTTATCAGCAGGTCTTTGTTCGTCTGGCCCCTCTTGAACTTTTTCCATTACATCTTTTAGTGTTGGTAATGGTTCTCCAAACTTTCTATCCCAAACATAGGCTTCTGACATTAATTTTTTTAGTTTAATCATTTTAATGCCCTTAATACATCATTTGGTTTTACATTCTCATCACCCATATAAGCTATATCTTCTGGGTTTTTAATAATTTTTTTGATTATATTTTTTTCTCTTGATGTTAATGTTATTGGTTTTTCATCTAGCGACATTCCAGTTGCAAATCCAACTCCACTAACATATTCTCTTCTCATATTAAAATAAACGACTTTCCACCTACCTCCTGAAGCTCTATCCACAACTAACTCAACTTCTTTACCTCTACCACCCAAACCAACACGGGCTGAACCTACTTTAACTTCACTTATTAATTCTTTTAATTTAATCATTTTATTTTTAAAGAGGCTAATACTACTTTACCTTTTTTCTTTTTACCCTCAACAATATCTTTTAAATCATTACCACTAAATACAAGTTTTGCTGATAGTTTTCTACCATTTACCATTATAGAATTTTTACCGACGACCTCAAATGGGACACTTGTTTCGTTTTCTATTTCCTCAGATAAAGACTCTTCTGATTCTTCATTTAAACGCCAATCTCTCCACTTTCTCCACATTTTTACAGAGTTTTTCATTTAACCTCTCATTATATCGTTGATGATTGACTCGACTTTACAATACTTATCACAACTTCTGTCTTGTGTTTTATCGACAGATTCATTTACAGGATACATAAATGCTCCATGAGTTGATGGATTGGAGACAAAATCAAAAGCTATAAGTTCAAAATCAGGTTGTACCTCTTGTGCTTCTGCACCATTCTCATTTACAGTTTCTACTGAACCCATACCACGTGAAGATATACCAAGTTTGATACCTGCTTTAAATAACTCTTTTAAAATATTACCACTTGGTGTTGGTAAAACCTCTACCTCACCCATTAAGTTATCACCCTCAAAGTGCATTTTTTTAACATTGTGAGAGACGTTTTGTAGATTTACTACAGAAGACTCAGGATGGTCTAACTCACCCATTGCTCTACTCTGATTGATAAACTCTTCAGTGTATTTATTTGCTTCTCTCATTAATATGTCTTTTGGATATACTCTACCATTTTGGTTCTTTGATTCAGCTCGTTGTAGAACACCACGAACAACAAGTTTACCGTTGTTCTCTTTCATCGATTCGTTAATCTGGTCTGGCTCTACTTCAAATGGTAAGTAATCTACTAATAGTTTTTTCACGATTGACTCCGTTAATATAGTTGGCCAACTTTGTTGGCTAGTTTTACTAATCTTTCACTAATCTTTTTCATTGCCGCGTGGGTTCTCTTCCAATAGGTTTTGGAATCCACATTGAGTTCATTTTTAAGTCTTACATTTATCTTAACAAGTTTATCAAGTTCATTTAACTTATCACGAACTTCTCTCATGGACAAACCTATTTTTTGTCTTGGTGTCATCGAATCATCATTACGATAGTTGTGATATTGTCCCTCGTTGACACTTTCTAATCTTTTATCAATCTGTTTAGCAGCACTTGACTGAACTCTTCTAACATCAACTATACCTTTTTGTCCAGCCTTCAATGATTTTGCAACTCTCATTTTTGCTTCACCTTTTGAAGTTGCATCAATAATAGCGGTTAATTTTACACCACCTGCATCTTTAAAATCAACTGCAAATCTAGCTTCGTCTACTTTCATGTATCCACCAGCTTGTGCAATCTTTTTTTCTTTTTCCTTATCTTTTTTAGACTTAGGTTTAGATTGAAACATATACGGAGTTTTAGGGGGGCCTGCACCCCCATCAAGATTTCCTGTGACAGAAGCCTCTTCTAACTCACGTCTAACAAGTTCTCTGATATATTCTTTTATTTTATCTCTTATGGACATTATTAATCTCTTTTACGAGCTCATAGTATCTCATCAAGGTTAAAACTTGTTTCTCTTCAATGATTCTACCCTTTGTCAAGTTACCTATTTGTTTTACGGCTTCGTCTAACTTAATTTTAGTTACTTTGTCCTTAACTTTAGGTAAGTGTTTACTTAACTCAGTTTTAACAGTAGATACTTCTTTATCTACAAACTCTCTCATTTTATTTGTATTTGAAATATTATTGATATAATTTTTAAGTAGTTTTTTCTGTGACTCATCAAGATTTTTATATTTTTTGTTAAACTTATCAACTAAAATTTTATAAGTCAATAATCTTAAATCTTTATCTTTTTTATTATACTCTTTTAAAACTTTATCTTTTACCTTACCACTAATATTCTTATTAGTAATATGTTCCAAAATAGTAAACTTAGAGTTTAAAACCTGGTCTGGTTGAAAGTCTTCATTTGTTATCTCAGATTGTATTACATTTGATATTGATGCAAGTAGTTTATAGTTGGATATGCGACCACTAAAAAAGTCTTGTACTTGATAAGATTCTTTGATTTCTTTTATCAAGTTGTACTTTTCATTTCTGATACTAGAACTACTAAGTTTTCTTCTCGATTTAATTACTAAATCTAACAACTCATTAGCTTTATTTTCAGAATTGTAGTGTTTTTCAGATAAGAGTCTGTATAACTGTAACTCCTTACCCAACACAGTGTTCTCGTTAAAGTATTTTTTAACGATTGTAACCGCTTTTGAATCTTTGCCGTCTAGCACATCAGCGGTTATTTGACGTGTGAGCAATTCAAAAAGAATACCAGTATTCTTTATTTTAGAGTGTTTTAGTTTCTTTGCCATAGCAAAAGGCTCCATTTTTTGTATATATGGTCATTAATAAATATAAAGTAAAAATATTTTATTCATTTGTTAAAGATTCAACTTCTTGTTTATATTCATCCTCTAACTCATTAGTTTCGTTTAATATACTACGTTCTTTTCCAAGACTCATTGACTTCTTTAATCTATCATAGTGAGCCAGAGCTAAAGTTCTATCTGACTTCACTGCATTTTTCTTATCTACACTACCAAGAGGGTCTCTTCCTCTAGCACTAAAGTCTTTTCCGTACTTTGGTGTTTCTTTAGGTCTACCAGCCCCCTCAAATCCACCCTCTGGTGCACCACCTTTATCATCTAACTCATGACCTGTTCTACCCATAGCCATATCTGATGGTGTTCCTTGTGCTTCACCTGATTTAGCTGGGTCATTACCTTCAGTTTCGATTTGTTGTCTTCTAAACTTTTGTTTGTAATCAAAAACAATACCTTTGTCCTCTTCTTTTATTTCTTCATCGGTAAATCCAAAAATATTTTTATAAATCCAATCTGTAGATAAAAGTCCATCGCTTATCATAGACGATGCTAATCTTGTTTTTGAGTCCCAAAGTTCAATCTTTTCTTGTTCATATATTGTAGATGGACTTGTTAGTGCCAAATCAAAGTTAACTAAATCAGCGTCTTGATAACCTTGTGCGTATAAATGGACAATAGCTATTTTTGTTAACTCACTAATAGTGATTCTTTGTATTCTTTCTATTGTTCTGGCAAATCTAACATCCTCTGCCGCTAATGTTGCTTTAGAACCAATCTGCTCTTCAAAACCTAAGAAAGCTTTTGGTATTCTTAAGGATGATAATAGTTTATTTTTTAGATACTCAATATCTTCTGTTGCTTCGTAAGTCAAACCTGGTAAAGAATCTATCTGAGTTCCACTATCACCACCACGTACAGGTAAGAAAAAGTCTTCAGTTATATTCTGCATATTGTATTTGAGGTTATAATCGCCTGTTTTTTCATCAATAACTGGTGCTTTTTTCATTTTATTTATTACTTGTTGCATATAGTTATCAACTTCTGCTGGTGGTATATTACCAATGTCCAACTTGAATACTCTTTTTTCTGGTGCTCTCATTATACGATGGATTAACATAGCATCTTCCATAAGAGTAAGTTGTTTGTATGACTTTCTTGCACCCTCAATCTGAGATTTACCATATGGTAAGTAGTTAGAGTCTGATAACAATCTAAAATGTGCTACCTCATAGTTTTCTAACTCTTCTTTTGATGTAGACTTTTCAGGTTTAAATCTATGTTGGTTAGTGGTTGACTCTATAACAAACTTTACGTACTCAGGATTTTCTGGGTCTAATCCTTCAAGACGAGTCACATCATAAACAGATAGTGGGACTACGTTTGTAATACCATATTTTTCATCAATTTTAAGTTGTAAAAAGAAATCACCATATTTACACATATTACGAATCCAAGGCCATAGATTAAACTCTACATTTAGTATATCGTAAAATAGATTGTGTAGTATTTTTTTGATTTGGTCATTATCTGAGTTTATTTTTAAAACTTCACCGTACTCTGATTTCATAGTTGATTCATCAGAGTAGATATCTAATGCTGAAGATATAATCGCATCAGAGTCCATAGCGTCATAGTCTTGAAATAAATTTAACCTGAGTGATTTAGACATCAACGCATCGCTGTATCCACTCATACCTGTACCTGCATATATCTTTTGAAATCTATCAACTAGGTTACTTCTTTTATACGCTTGTGTTCTACTTGTATCTGCTACTCTAAGATTTTTACCACCAACGTTTCTTACGATAACGTTAGTACTAAATAATCTTTGCAGTCTTGCAAATAAACTTGTATCTGCCATTTTATACCTCTTTTATATTAACCACTCTAAGGACTCTTTTTGTTTTTTAACTTCCATAGTCCAAGAGTTGTTGTCGTTTACTTCAGGTGTATAAACACCTTGATGTGAGTTAATCCCACTTATAGCTTTTTTCTGTAGTTCTATACCCTCTGCTTTTAATCTTAAAGCAGTTTCTCTAATCCATAAACCCATAGAAAAAGACATCACCAAGTCATCGTTGTATCCTCTCATTGCTTCGGCTCTACTTCCATTATATATAAATACAAACAACTCATCAATTAGTCTCTGGCTTCTTACAATTACAGACTTTTCTCTAAAAAATTCTTCAAGTTTTGCTATTACTAATGGTCTGGTCTTTGATGTAAGTGTAAAGCCAGGAACCAACCCTTTTTCCATTCTATTTATTTTATTATTTATTTGTCTATGTACATCAACTACCTGTAAATCTTTACTCATATAAAACAAGTTTTCATATCCTCTATCGATAACTTGTTGTATTGTAGCCCAACCAATATTATTATTTTCAATCACCAATAAAGCGTTATTATATTCTGTTGCCATATTGACTAATAGATTACCATAATCTCGTGTAGACATTCTACCTTTGTACTCTGCTACCTGTTCTAAGTTTTCAATATCTAAAATATGAAAAGCTGAGTAGTCTGTGCTATCACCTCTACTTACGTCAGCACATACTATATAATCTTTTGTATAGTTTGGTGGTTCCCATACCCAAACATTACTATCTATACCTCTTTTTTCTATCGGTTCTTGTAAATGTTTTTGTTTATATTCTTCTAATATTAATCCGTCAATGACAGATTGACCAGAAGTAATAAAGTCACAATCACATTCTTGTGCCGCCATAGATGGCCCAAGTAGTTTATCTTGTTCTTTTCTCCAATCATCTGCTCTATCAGGATGAACAGTCCAATGTAATCTTATAAAATTAAAATCATTTAAACCATCTTCAGCATCCATCCAAGTTCTGTGAAACCAGTTACCTACACCATTAGGTGTGGATAAAGCTATACATTGACCGCCTGTTGATAACGTTTGAGATGCTGCGGCCCATATTCCATCTATTTTTTCAATAAATGCTGCCTCATCAAGTATCAGTAATGATAGAGCTTCTGAACGACCACTATCTTCACCACTTGATACAGCTTTTATTTGTGAACCATTTTTGTATCTAAGACTTAACTTATTATCTTCAACACACTTTTGTTTTAACCAACTTGGTAAGTTTGCGTGCATCACACGAACTTTCGTTACCAAGTTTTTTGCTACTTCTTGTTTTGTAGCGATGACCAAAATATTTTTATCTTGGTGAAACGTCATCATCCATAAAGAGTATCCAGCAGTTAATGTTGAGATACCTAACTGACGTGCTTTTAGGATTATATTTAACCTATGTTGAACAAAGTCACTTACTGTTTTCTCTTGAAAATCATATAAATGAAATGGTATTTTACCTTTCATTGGATGTTGTATGTAACAATACTTTTTCAAAAAGTAAACAGGGTCAGCAGCGCACTTAACGTACTCCTCTTTAATGACCTGTTTTAGTTGTCCTTTTTCGTTTCTACTCATGTCCAAATAGCACGTGAACTTTTCCACTACCACTAACTCTACTAACTCCTATTTCGTAGAGTTCTTTTGTATTGAGTGCACTAGCAGCAATATTATCACCACTTGCAGGTGTTATAACAGTAGTACCAGCGGTCTCTATTATAAATCCTTTTGAACCAGCTCTTCTTGGATTTGATGCAGAACCAGTAACAAAAACATCTACTGCTGAGAAAGTTTCTACTCTTTCAAACTTAGCACTAGCTACTTGAGTTGCTTTAGTTCTACCTGATATGCCCTCTGTTTGTGTTTGTGTTGCCATTTATTATCTCCGTTTTAAAGTTAGACCTACACTGTCTAAAATATCTGTTAAACTATAACTATCTATAAGTTCATTATAGTTTACTTCTTCAAATATGTCCGATTTTAAAATATCTTCTTTTAGAATGTCAAACTTTTCTTTTACAAAATTAACATCCTCACCAACTTCTTCAGCGTAATCTAAGGCAGTATCTCTCAAATGTTCTATCAACTCTAAAAGTCTAAGAATATTCTTACCACTCATTACATATACGCTATCTTCCCTCATAGTATAAATATCAGGATAAAGATTCTTCTATTTTTTCTAAGTGTTCTAATGCTTCTTTTGCTTTTTCTTCTATAGCTTTTTTATCCATTGTCCACTTTTCCTTATCAACTTGACTATCTGGTCTTGTTTGATTAAATATTGTTGGTGAACTTTCGTTCATCCATTCTAATATTGACTGCTTTTGGTCTTTTATCCAAGCCAACTTATTTTCTTTTATTTTAGACTCTTGCCAATCTTCATATTTTCCTTCAAGTCTTAACTTATGTTCATAGTCTACTTGACAATCAAAACAATGACCATATATAGACCACATTTTATTATCAACTCTTTTTTTCATAACTTTTTTACAAGCTGGACAAAACCAAGGCATCCGAGCCTCTTTCATAATATCAGATAGTCTATCTATTTTATCACCAGTTGGTTTTTCCTCTTTACTTTCATATCCAACCATTATTCTTTTTTCTGGTGTTTCACCACGCAAAATAGAACGCATAGCTTTGTTTTGTCTTACTTCTTCTTTTGGTCTTGCCATTTGTAACCTCTAAAAATTAATTAATCCCATTATTTGATTAACAGGTGCAAAAGCACCAGTAAACTTATATGTATTTCCTTTGTACTTAAATACAATACCCTCACTTGGAACTATCGATGACATTCCACCAATCTTCTCAAGTTTTTCTATTTGTGTTCTCAATCTATCAATCTTTTTAACATCACCACCAGCCTTAACAGTCTTGATTGCATTTGTAACATCTTTTCTTATTTTTTGAACTGCTTGTTTTGGACTTGCTGCTAAAAAACCACTCATGTTTTTTAATATCTGTGCTCCTACATCAAAAAACAAAATCTCAAATGGTTTCATATTATCTTGCACATACTTTTTATGGTCTGTTTTATCAAAAGAAAGAACCCAATCTAAAAACTTTTCATTATCAATATCTTTTTTTATGTTTGCTACTGAATAAGATTTATCAAAAAACGCCCATCTCTTTGTCAAGTTTACCAAAACTCTGCCAGGTACATTATATCTATATTGTTTTCCTGCATTGAAAATAAACTCTTCCCAAAATTTTTGATGATACATAGCTAAAGTATCATTATCCTTTAAAGCATATTGTCTTTTTAATTTATCCAACCTACTTAAAAAACCTTTTTTAGTAGAATCAAAGTTTTGTACTTTTGGTACTTCAAGGAATTTAGGTTTTCCGATAGAATATTTTTTTTGTACATTTTGATTTATTTGTTTTATCATTCCTGCTAACATACGAGCTGAATCTTTAGGTTGACCAATAGCACGACCACTATCATCATATTCTAAAGTTCCATGAAATACTATTTCACTTTTATCATAATCTATTACGTTAGCTGATGCTGGGTATATAACCTCTAAGTTCATCCACCTCTTACCATTACCAAAAACTTTTTCTTTTTGTTTATCTGATAACTTTCCAACTGCTCTACTTAAATCTTTCATGGCAAAAACAAAAGCGTTTTTTATATCACCCCTACCTGCAAACTTCGAAGCTACACCTGCGGTATCCATCGCTGTTGCACCGAAGTTTTTTAGTTGCCCTTTATTTCTTGCAGTAACAAGTTTATTGTTTACCCAAGAAACCATGAGATTTTGTCCATCTAGTTTTTCAGTGACGTTATCTTCTCTATTTAATTTACCACCGAGTCCATTTATAATTATCTGTTTTAAATCCGAAAATGTAAGATTTTTATCATCAAATGGATGATTCATATGTCCGTACGCTCCACCCTCTATAAGTAACTTTACCTCTTCATCAAGATTTATTTCTTTTAAATCTAACTTATCTTTTTCTGTATTGGCTACGTTGTCTTTACCGACCCCACCAACAACTGGAGTTTCAACCTCTACACCTGTGTATGATTTACCATCAGGCGTAATACCCATCCACTTGATTAGTTCATATCCTAGATTTCTTAACACAACATCATTTATGTAAGCCTTATATGAGTCTATCGGATTATCAACACCAAACCTTGAACCATATTCACCAGTTTGTGAATGACCATATGCAACTGCAGGAACTGTACTATAGCTAAGAGTGTAATCATAGTCAGGATTAATAGCGTGTTTACTTAACATATAATTTACTACTTCCCAACCTTGACCAGCGTACATATCGTCTAACCATTTTTTTGAATATTTTTTATAGTCGGCAAACCCTCTATGAAATGTTGGAGGGCCATCATCAGTGGGTGATAAAACAGTCATACTAGCTTCTTTCAAAAGTTCTTTAATATCATTGTTTATCAAAAAATTATCTATACCCTCGTAAAGTTTACTAAATGATTTTGTCATCATATTAAAAATGTTTTTATCAAAATAACCAAATAGTTTTTTAAATAACTTTTCTCTATCTTTTTCATAGTCTGGTGAACCAAGTAGTTGTCTCATCGTTGTACCACTTATTTCTTTACCTGAAACTTTTATTGATTGATGAGGTGCAGTCAAAACATAACCATGTTCTTTATATCCTACCATGTTATTTTTATTTTTTTTGTAATCTTTAAAGTATTTACCGCCTGTTAATCTACCTGCATCTTTAGCACCAAAAACATAAACAACTGCAGTACTATCTTCATCAAATTTCTTTAAAACATTTACTGCTTGATATGGAGTTTTCTCCATAATAATACGATTTTTTGGTATACCCATTTTTGTCATGTGACGAACTTTTTCTTTAAAGTTCATTGGGTGTCTTGGTAAAGATTTTATATTACTCGTTGTAATATAGGCTTCATCGACTTGTGATTTTAACCACTCATAAGTTTTTTTATGATGGGGGCCAAATGGTTGAAATCTACCACCATATACCCCTATGATTTTTTTATTTTTTTTTTGCTCTACTTTTTTTTCTTCACCTAACATTCCAATCAATTTTTTCATTACCGATGGATTGCTAACTAAAAACTTTTCTAAGTTTTTTGGATTGTCTACGAAGTTGGCTGGAACTAATTTTTTACTAACCAAACGTTTCAAAGCTTTTTTGATTCTTGGTTTATTTACAAATTCTTCCATTTTTTTATACCCACTTCCATAAGGTACAGAAGTGTGTCCTTTCCGTTTCATCTTCTTAACGAGTTTTCTACTCGGTGATGGGATTGTCCCATCAAAACTAAATGATTCTACAGGCTCATAACCTTTTTTCTTTTTATTTGGTTTTTCGTTTTGATTACCACCCTTTTCTTTATAATCGTCATCACCATCATACGTATCAGGCTCTGCTATTGAGCCCATCTTATCACCACTCATTGAGTATTTGTGATGTAGTGCAAAGTCTTTATCCACATCTTTTTCAGTGTTATCTTTTGTTTTTTTAAATTTATCACTTATTTTATTAGGTAACGATTCTATTTTACTCGTATCAGTTTTAAGAAAAGGGCCTCTTCTGAGTGTTTGAAACCTAACAGGTACCTCTTGTCCAAATAAATTTTTAGGTGCTAAAATTCTAAGTGTGACTAATTTTTTAGGATTATCTACCTTTACTAACTCAAAATCTATCTCTTTATATTTCTTACCTTTATGTGTAAGATTTTTACCAGTAATAAACTTTTCTACTTTATTACCTCTAACTGCAAATGCTTCTTTGATACCTTGTTTTCGTAACAGTTTTTCTTTTCTCATCCAACTTTTTGCATTTTTATTCTTAATAGGTTTTTTAACAAACCTATTTATTCCTTTTTTGACTAAAGTTTCAAACTTTTTCTGTGCAGCTTCCTCATCTAAAAACTTAGAGTTATCAACTATAAGAAAGTTACCTCTAAAAAGTGATTGAAACTTTCCGAGGTTAGCTTGAACATCTTTCCAAGAATCACTTACAATCTTTTTTGGTAAAACCCTATCCCTTTCTTGATTACGTTTTTGTGCAACATCTAAAGAGGTATTAACAAAAACCATAAAAGTATCGTAACCTAAATCTTCCAACTCTGCTTTTTGGGATGCTATCTTATTGAAGTTATGACCTGTACCATCTACGATAACACCCAATCTACCTTTTACATATAACTTTAATCTTTGTTTGTTAAGTTCTTTTGCGAACTTTCGTAATCCACTTCCACCAGGACCTGTTAAATCATCAAACACCTCATCAGGCATCTTGTCTAAGTCTGTACCAAATCCAAACTTTTTTAATAAAAACTTAAGTTCTTTATCTTGGTTAATCATCTTCATGCCAGTCTGAGATACATTTATCTTTTCTGGTATTCCAAACAAACCTTTTGCTACGTAGGTCTTACCACTACCTGGCCCACCTGCTAAAAATACAGCTTTAAATATACCAGGGTCATTTACACCCTCTTTCATCACTCTGAATGTAGTAATCTTTTTACCATTGATGGTTGGCATTCCGTGTTCATCTTTGTCGATTGATTTTACTACAACCTTTTTATTCTTAAATCTACCTGTAAGAATGGTGTCACCTATTTTAACAGGTATGTTGATATCCTCATTCTTTTTCTTGGTCTTCTTTTTCATCTTATTTATATAAGCACGATAAACTGCGGCTTGTGATGTCTTACCCATTTCTCTTGCTCGTTGTTCCATAGCAACCGCCGCTTGTATTTTATGAGCGTGGGAACGACCACTTGATTTTATTTTACGAACTGAGGCTTGTGCATCTTTTACAGTTGCAAACTTGAGTCCTTTTATTGTTCCCTTTGGATTTTCATCTGTATATAAATCAGAGTGGGATTTAGAACCACGATGTTGTCCTTTTTTTCTTGGCACTCTTGGTGCTTCTGTTAAAAAAGGTTTGACTAACCATTCTGTTAATTTATTTTTCATTTACCTACCAAGTTCTACAAGCCCAATATCTAGCTTTATACTTTGGGCCTGGATTATCACAATTATGTCTTGCTCTAAATGATGCTCTTGCTTTTGGATTTGATTTTCTGATTCTCATCGTTCCACCTTTTGCATCACCACCTTGTCCAAAGTTTACCTTAACAACATTACCTTTGTTATTTTTAACATAAACTTTAAACTTCTTTTTGTCACCCTGCATAATCTTGTTTAGTTTGACTTTTCTACCTTGATATTCTGCTTCAGACATTGGTTGTTCATCCTCTGGAAACTCGAACGTATATCCACAGCTTTCACCAAGTTCATTTTCCCAATAGATATCGACAACTTCTTTTACACAATTAGGAACCATCTTACCATCTTTTTCTTTCATTCCTATTTGCTGATATCCAACCCAACAAGTTCCTCTTTTTTCGTTCATACTAACCTTTCTTCCAACCTCCACCTGCGGCTTTGTATTGTTTTGCGGCCCAAGCATTTGCGTAAGCTGATGGATATACATCAAACTTCTTTTTAGCCTGTGCTTTGTAATAAGACCACTTACTTGGATTAGTAGGTACATTTTTTTCGAGGAACATATTCATTCTTTCTTCTGCTACGACCTCTTTTACTATTTCTTTTATTTGTTCAAGTTTCACTTTTTTTCTCTTTTTTCTTGGATGAGAGTGACTTGATTCATCTGTAGGATTTAATCTGTCAACACTCACGTTTTTATATAATTTGTTACCAAATTTGATATCAACTATTTCAACCTTACCATCTTCACTTAATGAGTGCCATACTACTTTTCCGACACCCTCGTTTTTTCGCTTGGGAGACCCCCAAGTCGCGTGATGAAATCATTGATGTTGAACTGATTTATTATAAGTGTCCATGTCAACTCCTTTGTTTCTTTTTTCTTCCTGCACAATGTGCTTTTTGTGAAAATCCTTTTGGATTAGAACAATCAATACTTTTTTTGTATTTTTGAGACCATTTTTTTTGTTCCAATCTGTTTATTTTATAAATATCCATACATCCACATTTGGATTCTTTTACGAGATAACCCTCGTTTTTTTTAAGATATTTTTTAGGTAAATAATATCTATGCTCTCCATCCTTTTGTGTTGCGGCTACTGCGGCAACATTTCTCATATAGTTAGGATAGTTAAGCACCTGTTTTTACCTTGATGGTCTTTTGTCCTTTACTTCTTTCACCACCCTTTTTTGGGTCACCCCCTTTTTTCTGAGCGGCTCTTTTTCTTTTAACGAACGACGCAATTCCTTTTTTACCGAGCTTCCTAGCCTTTGACTTGGATAGACAGGCTGCGTATGCTCCACCCTCTTTACCATCACCACATTTTCCTAATTTTTTACCAGTTGAAGAATATCTATCCCAACCACCACCGCCAGAACCACCAGCACCACCTTTACCAAACCATTTACGTAAGTCTTCATTTGTATATTGTCCGCAGAAAATACACTCATTACTTTGTATTAGTTCTATTGCTTCTTGTGTTCTTTTGTTCATTATACCGACAAAGCCCTTTTATACCAACCGTAGATAAATCTCTCTTGTTCTGGTTTCTTGTTTACCAAATCATAATAATGTTTAAGACGATAACAACGAACCCTATCGGTGGAGGGTTTGTAT